TCAGGAGGTAGTCAGCGCGATGTCACCAGTGCACTGCAGCTCGGCGGTCCACTTGATCATGCCGGCCACCTCGGACGACTCCTTGTACTTGGTGACGACGACGCTGACCGTCTTGACCGGCAGGCCGGTGCCGAGCCCTTCGGGCTTGTAGATCAGCGGCACGATGGTGCCGATCAGCGGCTCGATGACGGCGCGCGGGCCGCCAGCGCCGCTGTCGTAGGTGCCCTCCAGCTGGACCTTGCCATCCAGTAGGCCGCCCGCGTAGTTCTTCGAGTCCTGCCCGAAGCAGGTGGTCTCGTGCGAGTCAGCCTCCCGGTCGAGGTCGCACTTGTTGGTGAAGGTCGTCAGGTCGTCGCCATCCAGCGAGACGACGACGTTCTTGGCGTGGACGAATGTCATTGGGGTTCCTTCCGAATCAGGCCGAAGCGCCGATGATGATCACGTCGTAGGTGACCGGAGTCGCCCCCGCCGAGTTCGTGAACGTGAGCGTGTCGTCGGTCGCAGCGGTGACCGGGTACGCCACGGCGTCCGGCGCAGCGACGGCGACGAAGCCGCCCGGTCGCACGGAGAGGCCGTCGCCATCGGCCAGGAACAGCGGGAAGCCGGTGGTCGCGACCCGGGTGACGTTCACGTTGTTCGTGTTGGCCGCCAGCGCCTTGACGATGATGATCTTGACCCGAGCGAAGATCGCGGTGCCGCCGAGACCGTCCGGCAGCGCACCGGACAGATCCAGGTCCTCGGTGGCCGAGGGGGCCAGCGTGCGGCGGTCGGAGAACATCAGATCGGCCTTGTTGGCCGTGACGCCGCTGGCGAGCTGGAGCCGGGTGGTGCTGTCCAGCGGCACGTTGCTGGGCGCCAGGTCGAGCGTGCCGGTCAGCGTGGCGACCAGCTTCAGCGTCAGGTCTGTGTAGAGGCCCATCGGGTTCCTTCCCCAAAGATTTCGATCTCGAATACCGCGCCGAGATACTCCTGATCAGCAACTCGGACCATTTCGACGCGCGCTCTCGCGGCCCGCGCGGAACTGCAGGACGTGAACTTGAAGCGTTCGAGAGCGGCCTTGATGGAATACGGCCCCTCGCCGTTCATGTACATCCCAAGCCGTTCCCGGCTAATTCGAGCGTCCACATGACCGACGAGGACGAATATCGGAAGAATGGTCGAGTCCATTCCTCGACCCATTGTGTCGTCGAACTGGTAATTCGCCGGCCAACCGACCATCGCCTGTGGCGGCGTTACCCGCAGGGTGCCCCACGGATAGGATCGAAGGCCGTCGATGGTCGCGACCGCGCTTGCAAGTTCATCCTGAACGTGCATTAGGTCCATCGATTCACCTCCTTCTCCGGAAAGTCCGCGGCAGCAGCCGGACCGGACTGGGATGCCGCCGCCGCAGCATCGAGAGCCGGGACGGCGCCTCCGCCATGGCGCGGAGCGCCGGCGGCCGGGTCGAAGACGGCCGACGCCGCTTCACGACGCTCAGCGCACCAGGCGCGGACGAGTCGGCGACCGTGCCGAGCGAGCGGAGCTTCCGCCAGCTCAGCGCGTAGGTCTCGGACGGAGCCTCGATGTGCAGGACGAAGCTGTGCGTCCGGACGAACTGCAGCTGGTAGATCGTCGGGGTCGTCGTGATCGTGCCGAGCCGGACGTTCTTGGTACGGCTCAGCTGGTTGACCGTGACCGTGGGCGCGACCGTGCCGAGCTGGTAGGTACGGGACTTGCTGACCGGGCTGACCGTGACGCTGGCGGCGACCGTGCCCAGGGTCCGGTTCTTGACCCAAGAGACCGGGCTGAGCGCGGCCGAGGCCGCGATCGTGCCCAGCGTGTAGGTCTTCTGCCGGCCGACCGGGTTGGGCGTGGCCGAGGCGGCGACCGTGCCCAGCGTGCGGAGCTTCTGCCGGCTCAGTCCGTTGACCGTGGCCGGGGGCGTGACCGTGCCCAGGGTGCGGCTCTTGGCCCAGGAGGGTCGGTTGAGCGTGGCCGAGGTGGTGATCGTGCCCAGCGTGCGAGGCTTCTGCCGGCTGAGCGGGTTGACCGTGACCGTGGCCGTGATCGGACCGAGTCCGAGGTTGGTCACGCCGGCCTGGAACTTGCTCAGCGGGTAGAGCGTGGTCGTGGCCGAGATCGAGCCCAGGGTCCGGCCCTTGACCAGCGGGTTGACCGTGACCGTCGGCGCGATCGTGCCCAGCGTCCGGCTCTTGACCTTCGAGACCGGGTTGAGCGTGGCCGAGGCCGTGATCGTGCCCAGGGTGTAGGTGCGGGACTTGCTGAGCGGGTTGAGCGTGACCGTCGGCGTGATCGTGCCCAGGGCCCGGTTCTTCACCCGGGAGACCGGGTTGAGCGTGGCCGAGGCCGCGATCGTGCCCAGGGTCCGGTTCTTCACCCAGCTCAGCGCGCTGGTCGTGGTTCCACCGGTGATCGTGCCCAGGACCCGGTTCTTGAGCCGGCTTAGCTGGTTGACCGTGGCCGAGGCCGCGATCGTGCCCAGGACCCGGTTCTTGGCCCGGCTCAGCGCGTTCAGCGTGGCCGAGGCCGCGATCGTGCCAAGTGTCCGGTTCTTGACCTTCGAGACCGGGTTGACCGTGGCCGAGGCCGAGATCGTGCCCAGGGTGTAGAAGTCGGCGGTGACGAAGCTGGTGGCCAGCGGGTAGGTCGTGACCGAGGCCGCGATCGTGCCCAGCGTGTAGTTCTTGGTCCGGGAGACCGCGTTCGGCGTGGCCGTGGCCGCGATCGTGCCCAGCGTCCGGTTCTTGACCTTCGAGACCGGGTTGAGTGCGGCCGAGGCCGCGATCGTGCCCAGCGTGTAGTTCTTGGCCCGAGAGACCGGGTTGAGCGCGGCCGAGGCCGCGATCGTGCCCAGCGTGCGGAGCTTGACCCACGAGACGGCGTTCTCGGTGTCGGTCGACGTGATCGTGCCCAGCGTGCGGGACTTCTGCCAGCTGAGCGCGTAGAGCGTCGACGAGGTGGTGATCGTCCCGAGAGTGATCGGGTACTGGCCGCCCCAGTGGCTGGTGCCCCACGGCTGCAGGCCCCAGCCGTAGCCGGTCATCGGGACCGGCGTCTCCTGCGGGCGCTCTCGCTTGCGCGCCCGGAACCAGAAGCCCGGGTCCTCACCCCACATCGGCATCGGCTACAACTCCCGTACCCAGGCCGTACCGGAGAGGGTCAGGTCGTCCGCCACCGCGCTCTGCAGGCGGATGTACATGGCGGTGTCGCCCTGGTCGACCTTGGGCCGCATGATCTCGGGCAAGATCCACTGCAGGCCGGCGCGCACGTTGAAGCTGTCGACGATGGGGATGATCTCAGTGCCGGTGGTGGCCACCGTGGCGCCAAGGACCTCCGCGGTGAAGCCGGCGGCGCCGTCGCGCTGGTCCAGCGGGCGGGGCGTGGTCGCGGTGCCGTTCGAGGAGACCGTGAAGTCGGTGCTGACCTTGATCGTCAGCATCTCGTCCTGGACGTCGGTGACCTCGGACTTGTTGCCCAGGAACAAGGCGACCAGCTCGATCGGCCGGTCGTCAGCTGGCACCAGCTCGAACAGGTCGTAGTCGCCCGACGCTGCGGCGATGGTCTGCTCCACGAATACGACCGTGTAGGTGCCTCGCTGTGCGGCCATCTATCTCACATCCTCGGTTCGCAGAGGGCGGCGCCGAGCTGGGCCCGTGTCGTGCGACGGCGCGGGATGACGTCGGACATGCCGAAGTTGACGTACGCATCGAGCGGGCCAGCCAGGGCGGACGGCGTGCCGAACGAACCGGGTGGGGTCGGTCCGGCAGTGATCGTGCCCTGCTGGATCTGGGACGCCGTGCCGTCGCGATTCCAGTTCATCGTGGTCACGGCGTCCCAGGCGACGCCCAGCCAGTAGATCGTGCCGTTGACGATGTTGATGATGTTGGCCCCGGAGAAGGTGTAGGTCTTCTCCGACTGGGTGCCGGTCGCCAGTACCAGGACGTCGGACTGAGCCAGCAGCGTGCTCGGAACCGACGCGCCGTTGGAGTAGATGACGAACCGGGTGTTGACCGTCGCCGCGGTCGTGAGCCAGACCCGGGCCCGGCCGTCGAGCAGCCGCCCGTCGGCAGATGCCGTCGCCGACGAGACCACCTGACGGGCAGCACCGCTCGTCGAGCTGTTGCCGCCAATGGAGGTCTTGCCGAGCGTCGGCATAGGTCACGAGAACCGGATCAGGCCGTTGGCGTGCGGGGACACGACGATGTCCGAGCCGTCGGGCGTGGCGTCGAAGCTGTAGGCCAGCAGCGGGACGACGGTGGAGTCGGTGCCGGTGCCGGTGTCCGGGTCGTAGCAGAACAGCAGCTTGCCGCAGGCCACACCGCTCGCCGCGGTCCAGGTGATCGGGCTGAAGGTGACCGACCAGTAGTCGGAAGCCTGGCTCAGCGTCTGCGTGATCGAGGCGCCGACCAGGGTCTTGCGGCCCATCGTGGTCTGCTCGTCGGAGGCGCCAGCGAGCAGCGTCAGCAGATCGACGTAGTCGATGAGCACGGAGTCGGCGACCAGGCCGGTGGTCATCAGTGGCACGACGATGATCCCCGAGGCGGCCGGGGTCGCGGTGTCGACGTTGTTGAAGTACTGGCCGATGAAGCCCTTGGCGACGTTGAACTGGACGTCAGAACCGGACATTGCTATCCCCTCGTCTGGGAGCCGCGGACAGCGGCGTAGTGGCGGTCACGCGGCCCACCAGTAGCGGCGGAAAGGCTCCAGGGAGTCGGCAACGTCCGGGTCGACCCGGTTCATGATCCGGAGTTCCTTGGCCGCCACCGAGATGCCCGACCCGGAGTCCCGGCGCGGTGGCGAGCCGGCCACGCCGTACGGCGAGTCCCGACGGGACAGGTAGCGGGAGGCCTGCAGCAAGGTGGCGTACTTGATGGCTTCCGGGACCGCGGCCCAGCCGAAGAGGGCGGAGACGGCCACGTTGGCGTCGGACCCGACCCCCGGCGCGAAGCCCGATTCCATCAGCAGGTGCAGCTCAGTCCACGGCTCGCCGTTCATGACCGCGTTGACCGGTCGCAGCGCGAAGTCGTCGGGGGTGAGCGTGGTGAAGGTGGCCCCATCGACGCTGACCTCGACGACCAGGCTGTTGGTCGTCATCAGGTCTTCGATGTCGGCCACCCAGCGCTGGCCGGTGGTGTCCCACCAGGGCGTGTAGTACCAAGTCCCGACCGAGTCGAGCTTGCCGAACTGGCGACCGCAGTGCTGGTCGACCGCGCGGGAGGCAGCAGCAACCGCAGAAGCCATCTCTACGTCGTCCTGCGTGTCCATCACGCGGACGTACTCGCCCAGCTCGATCGCTGTTGCGTAGTTCGGCTTCCAGGCCACGGTGCTCCCTTCGTGGTGGGCCCCTGACGGCCCAAGGTCTCCGGGTCGGGGTCCATCGCCCCCGGGCCGTCAGGGGGTCAGCGGGTCTCCGGGACGGGCGCAGGATCAACGGGCATCGTCTCGGTCCGCACGGGCTGCTCCGGGGTCTCCTTGACCTCGGCAACCGCGCCCTGCATCTCGACGGGCACGGCCTTGCCGGCGGCGATATAGGCCTGGCCGACAGCGTCCTCGACCTCAGCGACCTGGCCCGCCTTCAGGCCGTCACCCGTCCAACGGATCTGCATCAGTCCGCGGGCTTGGGCTCGGGCTCGGGCTCCGGCACGCCCGGGGTCCCCGGGGCGTACTGGTCCGGGAGCGTGTTGGCGACATCGACGTGACGCTGCTGCTCCACTACGTTCTCGGTGCCGGTCTTCTCCGGATCACCCTGGGGCATCACGGGAGACAGCTCGATGCCACCACCCGCCGGCACGTCGGCCTGCTTGGCCTGCGGCGCGTCGTGGTCGATGACGAAGCCGGCCGCATACGGGTTCCAGACCACCGCCGGCCCGTCCGGCTCGCCGATCTGGTGATCAGCGGCGTACTCGAACTCGGTGTCAGCGCTGCGCTTGATCCGCCCGCCCGGAGCGGACTCGTCAGTGGCGGCCAGGTTCTTCTCCAGCGGCGTCGGCTCGGCGACGGTCGCGTTCCTCTTGCGCGGAGGCATGTGATCTTCCTTCCTTGGGGATATGGCAGGCCCCGACGGTCCGGGGGTCAGGCCCCCGGACCATCAGGAAGGCGACTCAGGCGTGAATCAGAACGCGCACGGCACCCGGCGCGTCGGGCTCGGAGTCGTAGCGAGCGAAGGCGAAGAAACCGACCTGCAAGAAGTCGGCGTAGCGCTCGGCGAGACGCGCCATCTGCACGTCGAGCACCTGGCGGACCAGGAAGCCGGCCTTGAAGTCACCGAACAGCACCGACTTGAGACCGGTCGCGATGCTCGGCATGGCCTGGTCGATCGAGTAGTTGACGCCGTTGATCGTCGCCGGCATGCCCGGGACCGGGACCGGCAGCCACAGCGGGCGCTGCTGGCTGTCCTTGAGCTTGCGCAGGTAGGCCAGGGTGGAGTCGTTGAACACGAACCGGCAGTTGCCCCCGCCCCGGTACGCCGGGTCCACCGAGTGCTCCAGGTCGATGATGTTGTCGTAGGTGATCGCGGTCGCAGCCGCAGTCACACCGGTGACGGCAGCGGTGATGATGCCCTCGGGCTGCGCCACACCGGTGCCGGAGATGAGGTGCGCGGCCAGCGCGCGGCCGATGCGCTCACCGAGCTTGCCGGGCAGCCAGTTGTCCAGGTCGAACGCGGAGTCCTGCAGCAGCTGGTAGGAGACCAGGACCAGCTTGGACGTGTACATGTACGCGCCCAGCGTCTTGGTCCCGAACGTCACGTTCTGCTGCGGGACGACGTTGGCCTCTTCGAGGATCGCGCCGACGTTCGACGTGTCGTCGTTGGTGGGCCACTGCAGCGGGTTGCCGGTGCTGGTGGTGATGACATTGGCCAGGTTGAGCATGCCGCCGTAGGCCTTGAGCGCCTCGGTCATGACGGCCCGGTAGCCCGGGGGCACCAGGTAGCCACCGAGGGTCGGGGTGGCCACGACCTGGCCGGTACCCACCGCCCGCTCGTCGACCGCGTTGGCCAGCATCAGCTGACGGTGCTCGGCGCTCAGCCGGTCCAGGCCGGAGCGGGTGAAGTGGGCGAAGGCCGCCTCGTACTCCGCCGCCCGGGCCTCCGCGGTGTCGGTCTCGTCCGGGGTGTCGGCGCCGGCGCCCTGGCGGACCTGGCCGTAGTCGACGGAGCCGAGGTTGGCCATCCGCTCCAGGCGCTCGATGTCGGCCGAGACGGTGGTGATCTCGACGTTGGCGGCGTCCCAGTTGGTCCGCTCCTCGGCGGTCCAGTCACGCTTCTCGTCCTCGGCCACACGCTGGATCTCCTGCATGCGGTTCCAGAGACGGTTCTGCTGGTCGACCTTGTCGCGCAGCATCACGCTCATGTGCGTTCTCCTCGCAGA